TTTCCACTTAGGATCATTAACTAATTCATTAAAGGCTTTATCTACTTGATTAAAGTGGGTATCTGGTTGCGATGTACCGCCGTAGTCTGGGTCTAAATATTTCTTAGTATTTGCGCTGTCAGTCTCACGAAGATCGCTAACACGCTTAGTTAGTTCGGTACTAAAGTCAGAAGTAATGGTGGCATGCTCAATTACAGCGGTATCTTTTTGGCGTTGAACTTCCATGTCAGAAAAATTAAGGGCTAGTTGAGTGAGCGCTTGCCCTGTCCTAGCTATTCCAGCTCCTGCTTCGCCCATGGATGCCATTTGTCTAGGATCTAGTCCGGACATAGGACGACCACCTAAACCGATGCCGCTAATTTGACTTTCTTGATACGTTGGAATTCTTGGCATATTATCCCACTCCTCTAGTGCCACCAAACATGCCCATTCGGCGTCCGGCCATACCAACGTTGCCAACGCCTCCTAATACTGTACCAAAGGCAGCAGTGGTTCCTGCTTGAGCCGCGGCCTTACCTTGCATGCGGGATAATTCGGCTTCAGACTTAGCGTTTTGATAAGCAGTTTCGCCACCATAAAGAATGGCTAATCGATCCATCTCGCCTTGTTGCACGGTATCTTGTTGCAAGTCTAGGGCAGTACCCTCCATTTGGATACCGGAAGCTAATACAGCGGCGCGTTGCGATCCAATTGCGCGTCTTAGTCTAGAAGACTGGCGTTGAGCATCATATTCAGCATTTTGCTTTGCAATCTGTGCATTTCTTTCTTGCACTGCCGCCTGGTAATTAGATGCTCGCTCTTGCGCTTGACCCTGTTGATATTGGCCATAGGCTGTAACCGCCGTACTAGCGGCGATTGCAGCAAGAATAATAACCTCAGTTCCCATTGAATAACCTCACATACCTATAATGATCTACCTTATCCGGTCCCCACATACGCAAAGTCGACTCGCGTTTATATCCTAACCACTCTAACCAGCGAATCGCATGATCTAAATTAGAAGGAACGGTAGTTTGAAGTCTGTGCAAATTAAGTTTTTGTCGTAACAATTCCTCATTACATTTTACATACTTTATACACCGAATTTTATTTTTTTGTAGTAATTTAGTGGGGATTAAAAACGACTCTGCTACGCCTTGCCAAATTGGAATGATACCCGCAATCATAACAATCTGCCCTTCTGCCATCGCAGTATAAGAAATAGAGGCTTTTTCTAAGGCAATTCCTTCTTTCATAATAGGCCAAGAAGGCTGTATGAAATCAATGTGCCAGGATTCAAATGGGACCAAGATCATCTTTCCGACACAACCATGGCGTACATGATCATTAAGATTGTGGCTGGATGCGGAGTATCAGATTGAATTGTCAGATTAAATTCGCGGCTTGGCGAATGTTGCAACAATACGCGTTTATCCCCGTTAAATAATTCAACACTGCCCATCGCTGAACCAGCCTCCCTAAATGGAATAATCTCTAAATTACTCTCACTGACACCAAACTTTAAGTTAAACGTATCAACAACCCTAAAGGTGACACGTTCAATACGTCTTATTTTACCCTGACTTGGTCCGTTTTCTGTCTGAACTTCGGGGTCTAATGTGCGGGCTTTAGCCACATAGCCAAGACCTACGGCTGCCGTTGTAGCTGGGCGATCTAGTGTAATCTGACCGCTTGCTACTGTTCGATCAGGATGCACAGCGCCATTAACAAAGACTTGAACGACTTGCCCTTCTAAATGGGTTAATCCGGTTAGTGTACTAGTGGCTGCCCCAGAATAAGACAGCCCGCTATCTACAAAGTGGGCTTGCTGAACCGTGTCGCCTTTCGCCGTATCAAATGATCGTTCTAGGTATTCAACATATTTTACGGTAGCACCATTAATTGTTCGACGGACTACCATATACAAAATTTCAGATGACTCGTCGGACTTTGGAATAACACCAATAGATTCAACAAACGTATTTGTGCCGCCAATGATATGCCGATGCCAAGCAACTACCTCTTGTTCGCGCTCGTATGTTAAGCAGCGAAGTTCACCGGACTGTAAGAGTACCCAAATTAGATTGTCAGGGGCTCTTGCATAGGCAATCTGCTTAATGTAGCCAGTGGTAATATGCTCGGCTAACAGTGTCATATCGGGTGAAGTATAGCCCTCAACTTGCACATCATAGGCAAGTTCACGAAGTTTTAATCTAGAACGGTCAATGTAAAGGGTAGTTCTACTAGCTCCAACAACTCGTTCATCCGCACTTCCATCAGTTGTTTCACGTGATACCGTGACATTAGTTGGTGTTAGCGCCTCAAAGTTTCGACCAGACGATAGAATAAACGGACCATCTGAAGTTCCGATCTGTAGGCGCTTTTCGCCATAGATCCACCTGATTGCGTTAACTTGGTCTGTCGATAGTGTAAAGTTTAATGCAGAATCATCTAGGACCTCACCGTCGGCATTCGTTGGGCTGAAGCTGATGAAGTCACCAGACCTACTTCCCCAAATGGTAGAGGGCTTCTGAGTGGATCCTGCAAAGAATAAACGTTCTTGAAAGAATGACACGGCTGACGGCCATCCCGTGGTATTTGACCAGCTACCAAGTCGCCATTCAGTCGTGGCAGTCGTAGCGTGAAACGGAAAGTCAGCATCTACGGCAACAGTTACCACAGTTGAACTAGTATACGCCGTAATTTTCGCGGCTCCTAAGTCAGTCGCCGTGTGCATAATCCTAATCCATCTGCCGACGTCAGTTGACGCAAAAATACCAGTACTTGAGGTAACTGTAGTAGTACCTGTAGTAGCTGCGGCAGTTACGGTAGTTGCACTTGTATTAACTGACTCATATGGACCATCTTTAAAGGCAAAATCAGTTAATGTCCAGCTTGTAGCACCTAGGCGGTTTAGTTGCTTAATTGGGTAGCTTTTATGTACTAGGTATAAGACATCGGCAGATTGGGTAAAGTCTAACCCATCAAGATCCGCTGTACTATATGGAGTTGCAACCTCAAAAGCACTACCACCGCTGGTTAACTGGGCTTCATCTCGATAAAATCGAACATACAGGTTTCCAAACTCTAAGATATAAGATTGAGTTGTAGAAAAGATAAACGGAATTAACTTGACGGCAGTTGTGACCTTAGTACTAGCAATAAACCTAGTACCAGGTCGTTTAGTCATACCCCCGTGAGGAAAAATAATAAAGTTTTCGCAACGTTCTAATGACGAACCGTACTTAGCTAAGTCAACCCGGCCATGAAGCCGAGGACTAATTTCACCTCCGGTAAAGTTAGTCTGGATGGGGGTACTTTTAGACATTAATATCTCGGTGGTGTTGAGATCCAGCTAGGTGTTACCCCGGTTCTAGAATCTAACCAGTAGTCGGTGTCAAGTACGTCTTGTGAATTTTCTTGCGCGTCAACAAACTTAGCTTCGCGAAGTTTTAACTCGTATAGGTTGTACATCCGCTGCATAGCCTCAGTACTTTGTAACAATGGATGTGCCATATCAGCCGCTAACCGTGCGGCTAATGCATCAAGCAAAAGGGTGTCATAAGCAATGACGTCGGTAACTAGTGCAATATACATGACCTGAAGAATCTCATCATCATAGAGAATCTTTCGACCTTCAATACTATATTTACCAAGATTGTTTTCAATACTTAGTAAACGTAAAAAATCCGCGGGTAAGGTAAATGCGTATGCATACCCATAAATAGGGACCGTAGCTTCTTGAGGTAAGGAGGCACGTTTGATAAGGCAATTCCAGGGATGTCCTCTAAAGACCGCTGCCCTAGTGTCGTTAAATAAACGATTTGCCGTACTTGCTGCCTTAGTTGAGTCAGACAGCGAATTAATGGGGTCTACACCTAGCATTGTTAATGCTCGGTTAACGATATCAATGTCAGATGTTGCCATATCAAGCTCCTAAGTAAAGAAGGGGATCAGGCACGTGAAACCCGACCCCCTTAAGTGCTGCATTACTACTTAGTCAATGGTGTATAAAACGTAGCCAGTGAGTGTTGCTGCATCAGGGAGTGTACCGCCCTCAATCAACGCTTGCACAAGAATACCTTCGCGTGAAGTAAACTTGGCTGTAGTGAAAGTGGTGGTAGTACCAGCCGACGCAATAGATGTTGACGCTAAAAACGCAGTGGTGCTTGCTGCAACAGTCGTCTTTGCTAAGTTCACATACGCAGCATGCCCGAGCTTAATGGTACGTGAGGCACCAAAAGCTGAGTATGTTGTGGATGTGCCAATAACGCGAAGGTTACCGCCTGGCAAACTGCAAAGGATTACCGTGTCACCCGCCGTACCTGCACCCGATTGAGTGTAGGTAAACGACATAACACGAACCCGACCGTGCTCGTCACACACATCGTTCATTACAGGTGGACTTGCAACGTTGTTAGCGTATTCAGTGGAATTAAAAGTAGCCATGTCTGTTCTCCTTATTCAGCGCAAATTAATTCAACTACTTTTTCTTCTTCCATACGGGTTGCGCCGAATGAAGCAGAAACGTAGACTTGGGTGGAATTGCGCTTGTCACGACGTGGACCGATATCAACAGTGATGTCGCTACCAACCGCGATCAACAAACCTGTTTGTGCCCATGCCAAGCAACGACGGTGACTAGAAGCGTTAGTTCTAACCAATTCGGTGCGGACAAACTCAAAACCCATAAAGCTATTAAGCTCACCCTGAACCAAAGCACGGACTGTATTAAAGTCTGCACTAGTAACTTCAGTAGTTCTTAACAGGTCGTTGATTTGCTTTGCCGTTACAGCAACATAGCGACGCTCTGTCGGATCTACTTCGTTAGCATCCAGGATTTGCTTAGCTCTGCGTAGTTTACCGATGGTTAGACCAGAGTTTGCAGCAGCACCAGACTCAACATAATCAACTGCAATCTGTTGTGAGCTTGGGAATGTTACAGTGGATGAACCAGTCTTACCAGTGGAAACGGATGCAAAAGCAGCATCTAGAATGACTTCGTCCATCTTACGGCCTAATGCATAAGCAGCATTCTGGCTATAAGGTGAGGTTGGGTCAATCAACATGCGGATACGATCTGTACGATCAATTAGATCTGCCCAGTCGAAATCGCGCAAAGAGCAACGACGACGATCGTGCGGAACGTTGATCAACGGAGTATCTTGGTGACGGCCTGTTACTTCTTGGGCCAATGTAGCCCCAATACGATCATAAAAGTCAAATTCAGCGTTCTGAGATTCAGCTCGAACCAGCGGGCGCAAGCGTGAACCTTTTTGCTGAACAAGGTGTTCTACGTTCGCACGGTACTGCTGTACAAATGCTGTAGTGATTTGAATGGACATATGTCCTCCTTATATCAGTTAAAGTTAAATACAGTGCTCGCAGAGGTTGCCCAAACGGACCCCCACATACCCTTCTGGCTAGGCGATGCCACCGGACCCTTGCGGGTTCCCCGTTACTAGCATAATACAGTAAAACCGTAAACTAGTTAAACTTTTTTTAAGATCCGATTTCTTCCGGATACGCAAACCCAAACAGTTCGTGCATCTTCTTAACAGCTTCGGCATGGCCTTCAGTTGCTGGGCTTAAGTAAGCTGCCATAAACTTATCATCACGCTGCATTCTTGCAATCTCTTGTCTTGCTGCATCAGGGGTTAATGTGAAGCCGCCTGCTTGTCCTGGTTGGGTTAATGACTCTTGCATCTTCTCGCCAATCTTAGAAAAGACTTTAATGAACATTGGGTTGTCGCCAAGCCCAGTTTCATTTAACCACTTCTTCATATCTTCGCCGCCAAAGGTATCAACAGCTCTTACAGCCATGTCAATCTTTTGGTCATAAGCTTTGCCAAATTCTTTTTTAACGTCAGTGACCCACTGTTCACGTTGCTGCTGACCAGCAGTCATCATGTTAGTGTGTTGCTCACCGGCAAACTGCATGTAGTTTTTAAATACAGTTTCAGCTTGCTTTTGTGATAGACCAGCTTCGTGAAATATCTTTTTAAAGTGGTCAACGGCTTCAGGTTGAAAGGGCATACCTTCAGGGATAATGCCTGAAGCATCTAAATTATACTTAGCATCTTGAGGTCTACCTAGTTTCTCGTAGAAAGAATCCCATTCAGTAGGATCAGCCCCTTCTCCTGGGATAACTAGCTTATCCTTACCAACCATGCGTTGTGCGTGGACGTAAGATTTTGCAAGACCATTTAAGTCTTTAATATCAGCTAGAGTAGGATCAGACCTTAAGCCCTCGTCGAGAGCTGAACGCCAATCGATAGAACCACTCGAGCTGCCCGTTGCGACGGTTGGTGCAGTGGATGCGCCACCATCATTTACTACGGACCCTGTGTCTACTTCACTCATTTTGTAGTGCCTCCATTTGTTTCATGATTTGTCTTGGGTCTCTTTCCAAAAACCGCAAGATGCTAAGTACAAGACGGCGCTGACCTTC